GGAACTTGAACTTGTCAAGGAGTTCCCAGAACGATCTGTTCAGATAGGTGTCCGCGCCAGTCTTGCTTGCGCTGTCAGTATCTGGCAAGTTAACAGTATCGTTCCCTTCCAGCCCGACAGCTTCCCTCAACTGACGCCGAAGCGATGTGAGGTCAAGTCCCACGTTGCAGCTCCGCGCAGACGTTGATGTAAGGCTCGTTGCCTCGCGTACTGAACAACACTTGCACGTTGCATGGGCCATCAACTAGAAGAGCAGGAGATGGTTCACCATTTACAAGCACACTCAAGATGGTATCCTTGATGTGCTCGAACACGATGGACCATCTCCCACTCGGAAGAGGCACAACTGGGCCCTCTTTGCAGCTCTTGGGCCGCGCAGCAGCTAGAAGCGGAAGTTTCACAACTAATTCCTCCTGTTACTGAAGGGAAACATTGACGATGAACTTCGAAGCCGCGCCTGCAGCAGCTGTCCAAGCTCGGCCAATGATCTTGCCTGTGTCGCCGGCAACCAGGTCGGTCGTCGCCAACGCGACGTTCAAGCGACCTGCCGTGGTAACGTCAGGCTTGACAAAAGCACCAGCTGTAATCGCTGCTTGAGCTACTCCTTGGCAGAGACCAAGCTGGCAGACGTAGACTTCTTCGTTCACGAGCGCAGCAGCTAGCCCAACATCAGCCGCTCGTTGAATCGCGTGACGCCCAAAGGCGCGACCGCCGATCACAACACCAGCTGCCTTAAGGAAGTCAGCCGTTGTCACGCTCTTGCTAACTGTTCCGTCACCGGAGATGAAAACAGCGTCTCCGATAGCCAGCGTGAGTGCAGCTTTGGCCCGAATGATGAGACCACCACAAGCCAACTCCGTATCGCCCCCCTCATCAGTGAGGAGAGTCCACGAAGTTGACAGAGTAAGGTTCTTAGTCTGTGGCATTCGCTCTCCTCTCTTTCACTTACGAAGGGTTCGAGCCAGTCCAGCCGTGGAAGTCCACGAACCAGATCAGGAACCGTGTCGCAGCCTTGTAGAGCGCAGCGTCGGTCTTGAAATCGAACGTGTCATCGAACTCGATTGGACGCCGCGTGAGATACCACGCATCGTTCAAGTTCGAGTCGATGAGGAAGTACGACTCGGCGTTTGCCTTGAAGCGTGAGACGTTCTGCTTGATACCAGGCAGACGCTTCTTGAGCGCGTTGTCTTGATTCTCCGCTGTGAACGGCTCCTTGTCGCTGCCAAAGATCTGCATCGCCTTGGAGATGTACTTCGGAGAGAAGACAACGGTGTCAGGATTGGACCGTGCAGGATCGCCGTTCCAGTCCTTCATCAGAGCGTGCAAGTCAAGCAGCGCGCTGATGCCCGTCACCGAGAAACCGACAACGGCCGATGGAAGGTTCGCCATCGTGGAGGTTGAGTTGAACAGCACATGGGCTGTGTGACACAAGGCGAGCCCATCGATCCCCTTGAACGTTGAGCCTGCGAAGGCATCGTCCAAGAGTGCAGCAGAGCGAACTTCGCTCGTCATGCGGCCCGCGTTAGCAAGCCACATGGCTGCTTGGTTGGCCTTCTTGTACTTGTCATCTTCGACTGTGCGGCGAGACAGCGCGAAACCGAGAGCGAACTCCTTGTCAACCCCAATCACCTTACCACTGATGGCGGGATCTTCGAAGGTGATTTCCTCAAGGTCTCCACGCTCCAGAAGCCGAGACATACCCGAGATGGCGATTGCCTCGATCTCTGGCCCGTCCATCGTCCCCTGACGCAAGTACCCAGGGAACTCTGGCTCATACTGAGTCCATTTGTCCCTAAAGTCCCTGCGCAGTCCGGCGCGGAACAGGTGATTGAAAGCGCCTTGGGTTTGCACTTGCTCTCCAGGTGGAGGTGAAGGAACGCATCCTCAACGTTTGAGGATGAGGCGCGGTTAAGGCTGCGCCAGAGCTGCTTCGAGGAAGCGGAAGAAGAACAGCGCGTTGTCAACGTCAACATCGATGATCCGAACGCGCGTATTCACTACGTCTGTCACGTCTACGATCCAGTCGCTGCCTGACTTCACGATGCCATACGCGACACCGATGGAAGCCAACGTTGGAGCAGACGTACCCCGACCTGTGAAGATCGTCTGACGATTTGCTTTCGCAACGGAGACCTCTTGAGCCCGTCCCGTTGTTGCTACGATCGAGGCCGCGTTACCGACCCCAAACCCTGGCTTCGAGTTTGCAGCTTCGAGTGCAACGCCGACGATGGCAGCTGGATCGGCCGCGCCCTCAATCACCTCACCTGTCGCGCCACCCTCGTAAACGAGGACAGCGCCCTTCGTAAAGACTTGCGCAACGTCGTACTGCATCGACTGAACTTCCGGTGCAGACGAGCCGGCAAACCTTGCTGGTTGAAATACGCGAGGCACGTTGTCTCCTAGCTGAAGTGAATAGAGTTGCTATTGATTAGGCGCTATTACTTCCGGGTGCCTATCTCAGCTAGACCTGCTGGAGCCTGTTCGCCAACGCGCTTTTCAGCTGCCGCGATGGCGTCCTTGATCTGCTCCTTACGAGCAGGTGACTCCTTGCCCTCGTCAATTACGGGCATCCCCATCTGCATTTCAACTACGTTCCTGAACTCCTGCTCTTCCTTCTGCATCAGGCGCTTCTTGTCCTTCGGAGATCCATGCGTTCTCTGAAAAAGCTCCTGCTTCAGCTCCTGCATGATCTCGTAATCCTCTTGAGGACAGGTCATGAAGATTACGTCACCGACACGAGCTGCGCCCCCACTCTTATCGCCAGAGCCATCAGGATGCAACTGACGCTTGAAAGCGTATTTCTTGTCTACTTCGAAACCGAGAGCCTCCCAGCGTTCTACTTGGTCAACAGCTACCCACTCACCGTGCAAGCCAGGAGGGATTTCTACACTGAGGCGATCGACAATGTAGCCCCGCTCAAGAACACGAGCGAAGCGAGCTTTCTTGTCTGCGCGAAGCTTTTGAGCTTCGAGGGCGGCATTACGCTGATCTTCGATAGTGATGTTGCGCGTTACGCCGCCAGTCGTGTCCACCGTTCTTTGTTCGCTCATGCTGGAGCCTTCCAAGCGTTAGGGTCAGTCACAGCACCAGCGGACATATTGAGCGCCCGGAGGTACTCCTCTTGGGTCATCTTGTTCTCGCGTGCGAGTCTCGATTCCTCTTCCGTGAGGTCGCGCAGCTTCGGCTTCGTATCGCCAGGGCCTGGCGCTGGAGGCGCGCTTGGGCGAAGGTGAGGTGGAATGAGCGGGCTTGGGCCTCCACCAGGAGCTGGAAGAGCGGCCGGTATAGGAGCTCCTGCTCCCACCTGAATCCATCCCATGTCAAGCCCACCCTTCACATTCGCAACTGCGCCCATCACGAGCTCACGAGTCAGCTTTGCGCCTCCTCGAACAGCGCGATTCACAAGCTCGTCAATGTGAACTTCGCCAAGAGCGAACACTTGCGCGATCCGTGGATCTCCGCGAAACTCGTTCTTGATCCGGTCGAGTTCCGAGTTGGCTGAGAACGCCGAGGCAAACTCCTTCAGAGGAGCGATGGCCTCGCTAATCTCACGTCGTACGATCTCCTGCGTGGTCTCGAAAGGCTTCTCGTAGAAGCCCTTGTTGAGCGCTCCCATGTCAGGAGTCGCTGGAGCAGCGGGCTTCGTCTTGAGCGTCTCCAGCTCACCAGCAAGCTGATTGAGTCTGCTCTCTTGCGCGCGAGCTGCACCCATGTAAAAGGTGAGCAGGCGATCCCTATCTTCAGGCTTCAAGTTCGCTAGCGGGTCCGGAGCAGGAGCAGGAGCTCCGCTAATAGGAGAAGGCGGTGGGTTTGGGTTCGGATTCGGGTTCGGCGCTGGATCTGGTGGCTTTGGTGGTGCGAGCGGCGTTGTCATCTAACTCCTCCAGTCTAATGTCATACAACGTACGAGCGACGTTAGTAACTAAGGTAACGCCGCGTGAGAAACCCCTCTTCTCGAAGGCATCATCGGGGTTCTTGAATCCTTGCAGATCACGGAGCGCCGTTGCCTCCAACCCCCGCAAGAGCTTGAGTAAGGGCGTCCATCCCCGGTGCTTCGCCATATCCTGCAGGTCCTTGATTTCCTCCAGGCCCAAGTAAAGCCCGAGGTCCACCGCCACCGTTGCCATTGCCTCCTCCAAGTAGTTTTACCACCGCAGCTAGAGTCATCCGATCTACGTTCCGAACATCGAAGCTTTCGAGAATCTGACGAACAGCTTCGGTCGATCCTGACAGTGCGGTCTTGACAAACTCGGTCATCAACTGCGGATTGCCGATCATCTGGATGAGTTGGCCGGTGCCTGTGTAGTACTGCTGCAAGATACCAGCGATCTGCACCCAGTTTTGGCGGTCCAAGACGCGATTCTGCTGAACACCAGCCGCACCGATCTCGAACAAGAGCCCCTCACGTAAGGCGCTAGTGGGCAGCTGCGACATGAGCTGTCTAACTTCCTGTCCACCCTCCGCCCAATCAAAGTAGCTGATGTTTTTCGGTCCAAACTGGTGAATATTGCAGAAAACGTCGAGCAAAAGGTCACCTATAAGCACCTTTTCGTTCTTCATGATGTAGTCGAACTTCTGCTGACCCTCCCTGATGCGTGCAAGGTCACCAGTAGCGGTCCCTGGGGTGCCTGTAGCTGGCATCCCCATCACAACTTCGTTCACTCCCGTCCTCATTTGGGAGTAAACAAGTGTGTTTTGCTCATCTAAGAACGCGCTCTGGCGCACATCGCCCATTTCGAAGGACTCAATGTGGCTCATGTCCTCAAGGAACCACATTTTGCCAGGGAAGATGGGCTCCTTGGGTCCGTATCCCGCTAAACGATGAATCTTGAACATCCGCATATTAGCAATCGTCGCGTTATCGAGCCGCTGACGATGCTGAGTCGTGATGGAACGCTGGAATTGCTCGTTTTGCTTGCAGATTCCGATGCCTCTCCAGCGGTTTTCTACGATGATGTAGTTACCGTAACGATAGGGGCGATGGAGATCGTCGTGCCAGTTGTAGAAAGCCGCCATGATCAAGCGAGCTTCCTCATGAAAATGGATGACGATCTCCTCTTCCTGACGATCGTTATCTACATCAAAGCAGAGCCAAATCTCTTTCCAGTCGACCAAGTTCGGCCAAATGGACTTACGGTTCTCTAACTCCTCCAGCTTGCGCTCGTAACGGCGCTCGGAGTTCTGGCCTTGAGTCGTGTTTTGGGTATAATACCCCTCAAGTGCCTTATAGATGCCGGGCTTAAACAGACCCGAGTACTCGTGTAACATGACCTGATAGGGAGGTGCCGCGTGATACTCACCGCACCAAGGAGCCGTCTGAGGATCCTTGGCATAGTGTGGCATGATGAAGTTCGCGTTAGGCACAGGATCGAGCGTTGCGCCGTCCTTGGTAACGACGGGGAACTCCTCTTCTCGGAGCCCGTCGGGAGAAGGACGAATCGCCTTGCGAATGATCTTCTCGTAACCCGACTTACCGATGCCTGTCCCGAACTTCTCAAGTTCAGCGAGAATGTCGTTGATCGGACGGTATATCTTTACATTGTTGGTAAGCTCGTATTGGAAGTAATTCTCGAGAGGCTTCTCGAACTTCTCAAAGTCAGCCCGCCGAGCTTTAACGGAAGTGAAGGGCTGAATGGCAAACAGCGTCGTGATAGAGCGCGCGTGGATCGTCTCGTACGCGATCGCTGTCAACGGAATGATCACGTTAGCAGCGCCAGTGAATGGGAACGTTCGACGCTCTTGAGTCGGCTTAGCCCAGTAATCGGCCTGAGCCTGCATCAAGTCGTCTATGGCTCCTTGACGCTCGGCACGATGCTTCTGCAGCTCATCTACAAGATACGAGATGAGCCGCTCTTGTGTAAGCGTGTCGAATGTCAACTGGCGAGGATAGGAGCCCATTATTTCCTTAAGAGGCAGACCACAGCCGTTGTTCCCGCTCCAACACTACCACCGAGTAGATAATGGCCCAACTTACACCAACGCCCGCAGGGCTTACCAGGATAGTCAAAGAAATTGATGGCGGGCGCAGCCATGCTGGTATCAAGCACGAGACTCTTTAGAGGACCAAGCGTGTAGTACTGTGCCTGCCAAGAGCGCTTCGTCCAGCCAGAGTCAACGAGGGGCTCAAAGGAGAATCCACCTACTAGCGTAGAATCTCCAACACGAGCGCCTACAGAAACTGCTGTGATTCCCTTAAGCGGCGTCATCACGAACACGGTCTCAGGGATCGTGATCACTACGCGCTCAGTTACGTTCACTTTCACCGTGTCACGGCGTAGCCTAACTCTCCACGCAGTATCGATCACTGTAACGGTATCATACTGCGTGACGATGCGAGGAGCGCCAGGTACTGTGACTGGAAACAGTGAGCGCAGAACGAGAGCTCCACCGATCGCTATTACAGCGATGCTTAACGCGATCCCTAACTTAGCGTTCAACGTTTCCTCGCTTGAAGAGCTCGAAGGTCGACTTTCACTTCCTCGAAGCGTTGCGTGTAGTCTCGACGATTCTCGGTTATATCACTCCTGACGTTATCTATACGCTCGATGAACCTAGCTTGAGCTTCAGCAAGTTGGGCGCTTATCCTGTTAGTTAGCTCAAGCCGCGAGTCGTCAATGCGTTCATCGATCGTGCGTGTTTCCTCCTCGATAGCTCGCACATTGCGCAGGACGCCGTTCCTTCCGTTTACACCGAACAGTGCCTGATGGATAACGTCGATCTTGCGTGACTGAGCCCACAAGAAACCAAGGATCGCCAGAGCGATCGTAGTAAAAAAGATCGACCACTCAATCGGCATCACGCCCTCGCTTGCGACGATCAAGCATTGGGACAGCACGGCGCAGGAAACTCGTTACTATGAGAGCTCCCTCAGGATAGACCATCGCTAAGGCGATCATGAGAATCAGCGTATGCTTAGCAAGCTCTAGCCAGCTCGTTGGTGTCCCCTCGCTGTTCCAGCTCACTACGTCGTAAGCAAGAAGGGCAGCTCCGAGAATGCGAGCTGGAAGTGGAGGCTTGGCAGCAATCGCCCTAAAGCGTTCGGTGCTAACCCTCACTTAGAGTAACCAGTGAGCAAGTCGCGGTCGTCAAGGAGCTGCAGCTCGTCCTGCTTGCGCTGTGCTTCCACCTTTGCGTTGACACCAGCCCGCCAGACCTCTAGGCCTTGAGCGAGCGCGTCGAGCAAGTGGTAGTCGTCCGTGGAGCCGAAGTTGTCGAACTCCTCGATCAAGTCGCTCTGAGTCTCATGGAAGAAGATCTCGCCCGCAGCAAAGTTGTTCGAGAGAGCACGAACGCGCTCGATCTTGAGCTTGTTACGCGGAGGCTTGTAGGGATAGATGGAGAAGCGCACGTTGCGTGTTCTCATCTCCCGTTCAAGCCAGTGTTTATACAGCGCGCTGAACACTACCTCCTCGATCGACACGATGCGGGGATTCCACTTCTGGACGAGCTTGAATAAGGCGTCGATGAACTGTGGAGGATTCATCGGTTTCTTGATCGCATCGAGCACGAACTTGCGGTTGCGCTCGTCGGTGCCCGTGACGATGATACCGGGTGCCAGCGAGACCGACGGATCGATCAAGATAACGCGATCGAGGTCGCGCACGGAGACGGTGAGCGGGGTTTGCTGCGAGGCGACGAACGCAGAAACACGCCCAGGCCCGCTCCAGTAGAACCAGCGCTTCCAGTTCGGGTTAAACTCCGCGAGCCCCTCGTGAGGATCGTTCACATACTGAGCGCTCCAGATCCGTGCGTTCTTGCGCAGAATCGCGAGCGAGTCTAGTGTGAACTCCTCAGGGAAGATGGGCTCTAGCACGAGCGTGGTCGGGTTCTTTTCGAGAACGCGACGAATGTACTTGATCAAGCGAGGTCCATACACCTTCATCGCGTGCGAGTAAACATCGTCCAAAGACCAGCGGGTGCCGATAAGATCGATGTGACCTTCCTTGAGCGACACAAGGAACGCTTGAATGTTGTCGAACCACATGATGAGGGCTTCGCGCTCGGCTTTCGAGTCACGAGCCTTGTCACCGAAGATGTCATCCAGCTTGATCTTATCGTAGTGGCGACCTTGCGAGCGCCCGCCAACGCCGATCGTGTCAAACGTTGGCTCGGCCCAATGTCCTTGACGAGG